CAGGCGCAGGAGTGGAAGATTTAATCATTTCAAGACCCATGACTTTCATATCAGGTTCGGTATACTGAACGCCTTCATTGTTGTACACGTGCATGATATAACGTTTCTTTGCAGTCCAGATACCTTTGTCAGCAAGTGCTTCACGTTTCATTTGCATCTTCTGGTCATATGCATGAACATAGTCTGCCAATTCCTGATAAGACTTGTCGATGAAAGGTTGAATCTTTTCTTCACAGATTTTATCCATAACCGAAATGACTTTGTTTTTATCAGAAGTGTCTTTGATAAACTTGTCAACCAATTCAGACATACGTAGATAAATCGAATCTGTATCAGAAGCAATTACATAATCTCTATTTGTTTTCAACAGAGAATTCATGTAACCGTTAATTTTAGATTCTATCCAACGAATACTGAATTGACCAGCAGTGGTGACACCCAAGGCCATACGTAGATCATAAAACCGAAAATATTGGGAACCCAAAGCGCCATAAGCACTATTAAGTGATACTTTTTTTGCCAACTGTAGGTTATTGTATCTGGCGATACGTTTCTCAATGTCATATTTCTTAGTATCATCTTTTTCAACCTCATAGTCTTTCTTAGCCTGAATCATCATCTTCTTGAACTTCTTCCGATCTTCGTACATTTCTTCCATCATCTTTGGCAAGAAACCTTGAATGTCAGTACGGAAGAATTGACCGTTAGGAGTAATTGTTACATTCTCCAGAGCAGACAAATCAACTTGCTTTTTCAGAAGTTTTTCAACCGAAACACCTTGTGAAAGAACTTCCCGCATTTCTGCTGTGTAATTTTCTGGTTCAATCAGAGTCTCTGGTGAAATATTGTACTGCATCATCAAGTGAGGATACAAAGAGTTCAAGTCAAAAGAAGCAACCCAATTATGAAGACCAACTTGTGGATCTTTCACATATGCACCTTCGAACGCTTCACTCTTTTCTTTGACAATACGTGGAGGAACCACAATGTTCTGGTTCATCAAGTGATTATAAGTGAGAGCATCCCACATACGAGTCTGTGCAAACACATCGTCATAGTTAGTTTTGGTATCGTAAGCCAGAGTAAGTGCAAGTTCAATCAACTTCAACTTATCTTCTAGTTTGAGAATCAAGTCAACGTCTTTGATGTTGTATTCAATAAACAGTTGGTAATTCAAACGATACAACTGGTGCAAGTTATCATATTCTTCATATGAGATTTTACCTTCACCGAGTTCAAACTGTGCAATGGCATCCAGACGATAGGATTCTTGTGACTTGCCGTTCGGTGAATACCATTTGTATAGTTCAAGATAATCGAGGTCGCCGACACCGACAAGTTCATACACCGTCATTTTACGGTTCATAACAAACGCTTGTCGTTCAGAGATGATATTCCACGGAGACAACTTCTTCGCTTCATCTTCACCGAGAACCTTACGCATACGATTCACAAGATATGGTACGTCAAAGAACTTGGTGTTCCAGCCGGTGAGTGCATCAGGACATTTCTCTTGCCAGAGTTTAAGGAAGAACTTGAGTAAGTGATACTCATCTTTACACTTCATGTATCGTTCATTGCCCTTGACCTCATAATCACCGCAACCGAAAACGAACATATGCCCACCGATAAAACGGAGGGCAATAGCAGTAACTGGTTCATTGGCTTCGTATGGATCAGGGAAACCATTCTCTGAGCCAACCTCAATATCGACAATAGCAATAGAGACTTTATCAAAGTCCCAATCAATCATTTCTTTGTGTTGTTCACCAATGAAGGCATATTCAAAACGATTTTGACCATAGATTTTCTTACCAGAAACACCTTCGAATTGTTTGAGATAGTCACGTGCATCACGCATCGAATCGAATTTATTACCTTGAAGATAATGGCCATCGAGTGAAGTGTAGTTCGTTACTTTCTTCGAATGTTCGTATAGTGTTGGCTGATACGGGATTTTAATTTTCGTGCGTTTACCATCAGTAACACCACGATATAAGATGTTGTTACCGACAGATTGTACATTTGTATAGAAAAGAGACATTAGCCTGTAATTAGTTGATTTGAAGAACCGCCGGACATCATTGCATTGTAATTGTCAATGATGTTCTGATCTGGTTCATATGTGTATGCAATGTGTAGAGGTTCAATTAGAATTGTAACTTCTTTTGACTGATCTGCAAATGCTGGAAACGGTACGAATCCCATTGAAGGTGGAGCACCGTTGATTTTTGGAGGAACAACTCTAAGTTGCATTGGATTTTTAAGCAATGCTCGACCATCTTGACTGATAGTTGTTTCTGAAATGACTTCTTCACCCGTAACAAGTTTGAAACCTTTAATACTCATAATTATACCTCTGCGTTAAAAAAGAAAGTTTGGAACAATCGTCCATTATACTTCGAATCACCAAAGCCTGGCAACATACTTCTGTGGTAATATTCACCACGGTAAATAACCAAACGATTGAATATGTTTGACACCTGTAGAATTGGTTCCCATTTATCCACATCATTCAAATCTTCTGCGGATGAATTGTAATCCGTTTTCGGATCATTTCGATCCAGCATGAAAATCTTGGACTCTTTGTTTCGGTAAAGAGCAGTTCCAGCTTCCAATGGTGCGTCTGGTGTCAAATATAGTACTGCCGCCCAATTGGTTGGATCATAATGAATCCATGTTTTAGCGTCTTTTGTGGTGTATTGAAATGCTGTGTTGTATTGGTCTGGCCAATATGTGATTTTCTTACGGAGGATGTCCTCAAACATTGCCTTGGCGTTCGTATTGTGTTCACCCTGCATCACTTCCGTTCTAGCACCAGGATAATTACCAGTAACATTAAATGGTAAAGATAGTGCAAAATCTCTAACTCCCATGGCATTCGAATAGAAGTTGTCAAAGATCATAACGGTAGGCAACATAAAGGTTCCTTTATTCATAAATATATGTAGTTATTAGTTATTTTATCATATTTCGTTTTAAAAGTCAACAGAATTGAGGTACAAATGAAAAAATTTGTGTTGAGTGTTTTATCATTTATATATCTTGGTATCGTAAATGCACAACCAATTGTAACAGAATCGACAACAAAGAGTACGGTGAATTCCTATACGGAGTCAAACACGAACTTGAAATCTCCACCACCATCGGCTATTACGCCGACAATGAACATTTCCAATTCGGATTTGTGTACAGTTGGTGTTGCTGGAGCCGTACAAACACAAATTCTAGGTATTTCAGCCGGAACAACAGTCAAAGATATGAACTGTGAACGATTGAAATTATCCAAAACCCTATATGATATGGGTATGAAAGTAGCGGCAGTTTCCACACTTTGTCAGGACAAACGAGTATTTGATGCCATGATGATGGCTGGAACTCCATGTCCATTTGATGGAGCCATTGGTGCTGAAGCAAAAGAGTTCTGGAAAATAAATAGGAAGTTACAACCTGGATACATCGAACAAAATTCGGAAGGAATGAACGATGAACGCAAAACAATGTACGGCATTGGTGGCATTCTTTCTTTATTGCTCTTGCTCCTACTCTGAAATAATTAATGGTACCACAACCAATGCCGCAAGCAAGGGTTTAACGTGGAAAATGCCTACAGTTTTACCGGCTGCCACTGGTTTAACAGTTGATGGTGTCATCTATCAGTACACAGCAGTAAAGAATGCTAAAGATCCGATGGTTGTTAGTGTACAAAATGCGAATGCTGTAACAGGTACAGGATACATCTTTAGAAGTCAGGATGATTGGACGGGAAGACCTGGAAATTCAATAACTAAGGTTGTGCCGGTCGATAATATTCCTGCAAAATTTTGGGGTGATGGTTCAATTAGTGTTGATGGACAAGGACAAATAACAAATCAATCTGTGGTGTACAAATATCGTTATGATACTTGTTCGAATCCATTAAGTGATCCTAGTTGTCCAGGGTATGCTCAAGCAATGTTGGAATTCTTGGCATTAAAAGCGGCTGAACCTGTTGATCCATTATCGAATCAATATATAAAAGATGCTCTACAAAGCAAGTCTTTACCTGAAGATGATGAGAAGAAGAAAGATTTGAATCCTAAAAAAGAGAAGAAAGTAGAAAAGGCTGTCGTTGATAAGAAAGCGATTATTATTAATAGTTTGATAAGTGCAGAGGATGCTCAAAGGGCATCAAGTTTAGAAATGTTGAACAACATTCCGGGGTTTAGTGCATATAGCATAAATATTCCAGGTGGTGTTTATAATGATGTAATTCGTTATCCTGAAAAGAAGTTACCAGATAGTCGGAATGCTCGAAGACTTGGTTTAGCACAAGAAGCATTGCATGGTGCTATGGTAGATTCACAATATAATAAATGACATTAGAACATACCAACAACGAAAGGCAAAAGATGTTCAAAAAAGTATTACTTGCAAGTTTAATTGCAATACCGTTAGTAACCGTTGCGGAAGATGTGCCAATTATGGGTACAGTAACTTCTAAATGCGTTATTTACACAGAGACACCTGGTGTGTATGGTAACCCAACACCTGGAGTATTGAGTACTGCGGTCGCCGATGGTGGTGTGCAACCAATCATTAGATATGATGTTGTACAATCTGGTTTCTATAAAGCAGTCATAACTGTTCCAAGTTCATTCACATCTTCACCAACATTATCTGATGTTGTTAGATGGACAGGAAGTGTTGACGTTAGCAGAGTGACTGATGCGGCAATGTCTGCATACACTACAAACAAAAGAACCTATAACGAAACAACTGAAATCGATTTGACAGTTGCAGGATCAGTTTGGTTCAAAGCAGATTCAAAAGCTGAATATGGTTATAACAAAGCATTTCCAGCCGGAACATACAGATCGATTGTAACTGCAACTTGTTTAGCCGTATAAGGTGATATATGTTTCGTTATGTGATTGTTTTGATGATGTTTGTTAGTAGTTGTGCAAATGCTCACCAGTTTTTGCCGACATATCCAAAATTTCAAAATTCTTTTGTTGAAGGTGTCGTTTATACAAAAATGGAACTTTTCAATAAAAGAAAAGAAATTGGATTTTATGAGTTAGGAGTTTTTGATGCAGATTGGAATTCATTGTCATTTGCGTCTGAAAGTAAACTTATTCGTATAAACTATCTTGAAACAAAAAGTGTTAATGTCTATATTAAAAAAGAAGATTTGAAGCGGGCCGTTTATATTTGTACTGAATCAAAGATAAAAAGGGAAGATATACAAGCCACTCCAATTGCTTCAAAAATTTGTTCGAAAATAAAATAACATGAAATATATTATTGGTATTGTTTTGATGACTTTTTGTAATTTAAGTGTTGCTCAAAATGGATCACTGAATTTAGCATTACCTAGTGCTCCAGGAAGCTATCAGTCGGATAGATTTAGAGCAGGTGAATTAGATTGTTCAATGGCGATTGGTTCAGGTACAAACGTTGAATTTGGAGTTATGGGTATTATCAATAACAATCCGAATCAAAGTGTAATTAATAATATGATAACACCAAACACTAGAGATGTGGGTGTTTATGGAAGAATAACAATACCAATTGGTGCACCAAAGGGTAGAATTAATTGTGATACTTTATATCAAATGGAGTTGAGTAAAAAAAGAATGGAAATTGAAAAGTTGGAACTTGAATTACGTAATTTGAGAAATTTAAAGTTTGAAAAATGATTATTACATTTGATCTGACTTGGTTAATGACTTTTGTGCCCTTTATTATGGTGGGGTTCGGTATTGGCTATCTTACGATATTGGTGTTTAAAGGATCATCCAACACAAAGTTGGATAATATGAAAGATGACCTTGAAGCTAAAAAAGAATGGATTCGTATGGTATCCGAACAGAAAAAAGAATTAGCTAAAAAAGATAAATGGAATAATAATGTCAGAAGATATCAAAAACGTTAACGCAAAGATTGACGAAGCCGAAGCGGCTATGAAAAAATATGCCTCCAAGGATACTGTTATCAGTATCGGTGGCTACGAATTTACACCTGCAAAATTAATGGTGGCAGCCACACTTGTGTCATCTACACTTGGTGGTTTATACGGTGCGTTTGAAGTTTATAAAGACTATCAAAGCATGAAGAAAAAGATTGCATCTTACGAAGCACCAGACCTAAGCGAATTCGATAAGCGTCTGGCTGTCATTGAAGAAAACTCAGGTAAAACCAGTGACTATACTCGTGACATTAAAAACGATTTAAAGAATGATATTCGTAGAAACGAATCGGTTACCGAAGCAGTCGAACGTTCTGTTAAACTCGCACAACGTGAAACAGAACAAGAAATGAGACAAGCACGTAAAGATATACGTGAAGATTTAGATAAAGCAAGAACAGAAGTTAATGCCATACGCAAAGAGATGGCCGATGCTAGACGAGAAATCAGTAAAGAAGTGGAAACACTCAAAAAAGAAGTTGATAATAAAATACAAAAGGCAATTGATAATCCGTTAGCGAACAAATGAAATATCTAGTGCTACTGCTGTTAATGGTAATTATACCATCATCAGCGGCACGATATGAATGTGTTCGTTGGACATGGACCGGCGATGTGTACAACCGAAAGGTTGTTTGTTTAGAATGGCGAGATAAAGATGCAACAAAAAAAAGAAAAGAAAAAATAATGTTGGATCCCGTCACAATCGGAATTGCATTTACGGCAGCCCAACAATCGGTCGGCTACATCAAAAAAGCTATTGCCTTAGGTAAAGATGTAAACAGTTTGTATGGTCAATTTGCAAAGTTTTTTCAAAACTCGGATAAGATACACGAAACAAACGCAAAATTACAAAACAGTAAAAGCATTCTTACGGACGGTGAGATTAGGGCTTTGTCTATACAGATTGCTATGCAAAGCAAGGCTCTACGTGATGCCGAGAAACAGTTAAAAGATTTATTGATTTGGTCCGGCAACAAAGATGTTTGGGACGAGATGATGGCCGAACGAGTACGAATGTACAAAGAACGTGATAGACTGGAGAGGGAAAAGGTGAGAGCGAAAGCGCAAGCAGAGGCTGATTTAATTGATACTGCTTTAATCTTTATTTCATTTTCAGCAATAATTATACCAGTGTTTGGATTGACTATTCAGGTCTTAACAAGATAAACTGGTTGCGGGGGATGGACTTGAACCACCGGCATCCGGATTATGAGTCCGGCACTCTACCTACTGAGTTACCCCGCTGTTTATTTATGGTGCCTAGGGAGAGAATTGAACTCCCACTCAAGCGATTATGAGTCGCCTGCTTTACCATTAAGCTACCTAGGCAAGGTTTGGTGCGGGTAACTGGACTCGAACCAGCACGCCGAAGCGGGAGATTTTAAGTCTCCTGTGTATACCATTTCACCATACCCGCAAAAATTAAGTGTAATTGTTTGGTGCAACCTAGAGGAATCGAACCTCTTTCCGAGGTTCTTCAGACCCCTGCTATGACCACATCAGCTAAAGTTGCATTGGTACCTTGTGACAGGATCGAACTGCCGACCTTCTCCTTGTAAGGGAGACACTCTACCGCTGAGTTAACAAGGCTTATTCAAATACTGCAATCACATCATCAATGTGAATGCGATAAGTATCATTTTCGATTTTGTATGCTTTGTTCCAATTAATCAATAGTTCTTCACCAATAGAAACAGATTCATCACCTGTAGCAATAACGATTGCACGGTCTGGCTCAATTGAACTTTGTAAAATAATTCCACCAGCAGAAACTTTCTCCGGTGCTTTTCGTTCAACGATAACATTACGATTCAGAGGAACATAGGTCATATAAAATCCTTAATAAAAATGGGCAGGCGTAAGAGAATTGAACTCTTGATATCGGAATCACAACCCGAGGTTTTACCACTAAACTAACACCTGCATAAAAACTGGAGCGGGTAGAGAGAATCGAACTCTCACACTAACCTTGGCAAGGTCACAGGCTACCTTTACATCATACCCGCATGAGAACCAAACCGTACTTTCGCAGAGGGTTTGGCCGTGTTACGCTTCTACCAATTCTTGTTCTGCTAGAATCCGTTTAAGACGGTCTGCACAGAAAGAAGCGGCTGGCGCATCTGGTTTAACCATTGGTGTCATATTACATGTACCTTTGATATAACCAATTGCTTGTTGAACAACACAAGATGAACCGTGTTCGTCAGACTTATTAAGGTCTAAGTGAACTTCAACGTGACGATCTTCTAATACATCTTGCATTTCTTGGAACAATTCAGAAACCTTATATACTTCTGTCATCAGACGCATAGCAGGTTTTGATTTCTTGTGGTCGTAATCTAATTCACGGTCAACAAAACCGAAAATTTTACAACCATGACGGCCATCAATATGAACTACAACAGCCAAAGCGTAATCTGCATACCAAACACCGTTTACACGGATACGTTCAGAGTCTGCACCAAGATATACTTTTGTATCTGGCCCCTGATCCATAATATAATCTTTTACTTTTTGTATGTCGAAATTTTTCATATCAATTCCTTAAATTGGCACCCCGGGAAGGATTCGAACCCTCACTAGCGGTTTTGGAGACCGTTGTGCTGCCATTAACACTACCGAGATATTATTTTTTTACTTCTTGTGTTTCCACATTATTACGTTCAATCTTATCAATTTCTGAATCTGACTGAAAAACAAGTTTGGCTGAGCCAATTGTTCCAGGCATTTTCATAACAACATTTTCTTTCAAGTCACGGCCAAAGATTGCATCCCAACGTTTTGAGTATTCGTCATTTGCAATACTGAATGGACGTGGTGAAGAACCTTTACCACCATCACTCATATTTAACTCCTTAAAATTGGCCGGTCCTGAGAGAATCAAACTCCCACTTCAAGGTTCGTAGCCTTGTGTAATATTCATTTTACTAAGGACCGAATTGGTGGTGCTAGAAGGTACCGAGCCTTCCTCATCGGCTTATGAAACCGTTACGCATCCGTCTACGTCATAGCACCGAAAACTTGGTGGAGGATGGGAGGATCGAACTCCCACTTCATGCTTGCAAAGCACATGTGCTCCCATTATCACTAATCCCCCATTGCTCTGCATCCCTCGGCGGTAATTATAGTACATCAAGATATGACGCTATCATACCCATCACACATACCCTCCACCCGCTTCCCGACAGGGACCGTTCTCGCATTGCCAGCGGCCTTTTGGTTTAAAGACTACCACCCGTGAGTAACGAACTCACTTCACTTCCTGTGGGTCACAGTAGCCAGACGTTACTCTGACGGGGCTCTTGGCTCCAGAGGCAGGGATCGAACCTACGACCAATTGATTAACAGTCAACTGCACTACCGCTGTGCTACTCTGGAATAAACTTGGTCTCGGTAGGAAGAATCGAACTTCCGTCTCATGGTCCCAAACCACGAATTCTGCCATTAAACTACACCGAGAAAATTGGAGCGGTCACTACGATTCCCACGTAGATAACAGGTGGACCCTATCATTGTTTGAAACGACCGCATAAAACTGGAGCGGAGTGAGAGAATCGAACTCTCAACAACAGATTGGAAATCTGTAGTTTTACCATTAAACTAACCCCGCATTGGTGTTTAGCTACTTATCCTCATAAGCCCTAAACTGAGTTGTTACCCTGTCCGCTTCATTTCCATTTAGACGGTGAAAGTCCGCCTTTGTGATTTCTCAAGTCGCTTCTGAGATGAAGCCTTGCGGTTGATCCAATGCACCGTAGCATCTTTGGTTTGCTAATTACCCACTTTAATTTACGTAAAAGTGTAAGACGAGGTTTGGTGCCCAATGTCTGATTCGAACAGACGACCTACCGCTTACAAGGCGGTTGCTCTACCCCTGAGCCAATCGGGCATAAACTTATATATGTTGGTGGAGATGATAGGGATCGAACCTATTGTGACCGAAGTCGGAAGATTTACAGTCTCCTGCCATACCGTTACGGCGGCATCTCCAAAATTAGGATAAGCTACTTGTTTCCACGCAAGCCCTTAACTGAGCAGTTACTCTGTCCATCTCATTTATTCAAAGTCTGTGTGCAGTGAGATTCTGCCTATCAGATTCTGCAAGGGTAGTTTCCATCCTCACGCTTACGGTCTTCTGCCACCGGAACTCTGTCGCTATTCAAACGCTACTTTTACGAAAGTAGTAACGGGATTTGGTACCGAGGGAGAATTTCGAAATCTCGACTCCCGCCTTATCAAGACGGTACTCTGCCTCTGAGTTACCTCGGCAAATGTTGTTGTAATCTCTACTTAAAGTTTATCAGTAAACCGACTCACTACAACAACAAAACTGGCGGTCTATAGGGGTAACGATCCCCTTCTTTTGGCGTGACAAGCCAACGTGCGTCCATGAACACTTACAGACCTAAAACTTGGTGCCCTAGGAGAGACTCGAACTCTCAAAATTTGGCTTCTAAGACCAACACGTATACCAATTCCGTCACCAGGGCAAAATCATTTGGTATGGGTGGAGAATTTCGAAATCTCGACTTACTGGTTAAAAGCCAGTTACTCTGCCTCTGAGTTACACCCACACTTACCATTTGTTTTGCTGACGCACTATTTGCTATACCTCAACGGAATTGGTGGCCACACTACCGTTTATCGATATAGTTACGTAGGGTTGACGTTTACCCAAGGGCTTACGTCAGCAAAACAAATGGTACTCGGTAGGAGAATCGAACTCCTCTTTATGCCGTGAAAGGGCACTGTCCTAACCGATAGACGAACCGAGCATTTGATTACACTTAACTTTTTAAAGAACAAGATTGAATTATACATGAACTGGCTAATTTGTCAACCAGTGTGTTGTATAAAAACAACATGTATTGGAGTTGGTGACAGGACTCGAACCTGCATAAAACGGATTTGCAATCCGATCCCTAGCCTTTCGGGTCACACCAACATGGTGGAGAATCAGGGAGTCGAACCCTGTGACCTTATTTCTAAAGTCTATTGATTAGCAATCAACTGCATTACCGTCCTGCCCACTCTCCGAATTTTGGTGGAAACGGTGAGATTCGAACTCACGGACCCCTCTCGGAGCCGACAGTTTTCAAGACTGTTGCAATAAACCGGACTCTGCCACGTTTCCTATGCTTGTATATCTACGTTTTGTCCTTTAGCATCAGGCCTGATTTGACCTTGTTTATCGTAAAGGTATTGTACAACCTCTACAACTTTTTTATCGGTTGCAGGATCAATTAGAGTCTTATACTCTGTTCGGCGATATTGGCCATAAACCATATCCCAAATGTTTGTTGTGCTTTGTACTATCATAGATATATTTATTTTGACATATAGAAACTCTCTGCGGCACTTGAAACCACGGTGACCCTACCTTCACGGAAATAATCCGCTGTAGTCACTCAAAGAGTTTCTATATGGCACCCGAAATAAGAATCGAACTTATACTAACAGAGTCAAAGTCTGCTGTGCTACCACTACACAATTCGGGAACAAATTACACTTAATTTTTAAAGAACAAGATTAGTATTATACAGGCTCGATGGCATTTGTCAATACGTGTGTTGTAAATAAACAACAAAAAACCCTCAGAACTTTCGTTGTGAGGGTTGTGAAACTTTAGTTTACTTTTTTACGGTTACTTGGTTCCACTACCCCCTACGTGCGCCCATGACTGATTATCGCTACCAATAAACGGTGTGCGATACTCTGCCGTTAAGCATGTCTTGGAGAGGGTTGAAGTTATTTTAATCATAGTGTATGTATATAGGACTTTTTATGCCTTGGCAACCAGTTTTTCAAAAATATTTTTAAATATTTTGCCACTTACCATGTTCAATTGGAACCCAATGTGCGGGGTCACGGACAATTTCAAATGATGTTTGTGGCCATGTGATACCGTGGTTTGCAAGATGTGTTTGCACTAAGTATTCTGGATTGTATTTGACGCCTTGATTATACATCTGGTCGAAATAATCCACCGCATCTGCATAGATAGACATTGCAACTGGTAATCCAATGGCAAACTGGTCATTGAAATTCGGAGCATAACCATAACGTTGATTGTTTGGTGTGTATATTGTACCAGGTGATTCCAATAAACATCTGTGTGCCAACTTCAAATCAATCGGCTCAGATAAACCAAAGTCTGTGCGTGAACGAATCACCAAATCATAGTCGTCAAGTTCTCTACGCCATTTATCACAGTACTGTAGGCACTTGTATTGTTGCCAAACATTTGTTGGTGTACTGTTATATGCTTCGTATTCTCTTGGTATATCTTCGATTGCGGAAGGATCAAGTACCTCAATAAATTTGATTTTGTACCAAGGTGGGAGATGTGCCTGAAGTTTGTCTCTGACTTCACCAGCAGATTTCAGATTACACCAATTCTCGGAGATTTTTGGATCCCAACCGAAAGGTCTTCGCCAAAATACAATGTACAAATCAATTGCTGATTTGGTTAAGTTTTGTAATTGAGAATCAAAGTCTATTGAAAATCGTGGGTTACCTGTTAGCAGTAGTGCGGTCTTCGTCATTCAAATACTTCCATTTTATATCTTCTTTCACAATTGGTGCATCGGGATTAGAAATACCCACAAACACATTCCATAATTCTTCTTTGGTGGCAAACTTCGCCCATAGTCCAGTTTCTAAACTGTATGCTTCAAGTTCCCATGGATGGTGATAATAATCTATAGCATCAGAATCAACTGTAATACCCTTCCACTTTGAAAGAGTTTCATTAGTTTCACCATAAGCGAACTGTTTAATGTGAACCATTTCATGTGCAAGGGTTTTGAATATCTCAGCGGCACCAAGCCACGGATGAATTTCAATCATAAACTCTCTTGCTTTGTTTGAAGCATTGTATTCTTCTATTGAAGCACAAGCCCAAACCTTCAATTTCGGATTGAATTTGATAGTGAGGTAAATATTGTCTCTGAGTCTCTTAGATGGTATAAGATTTTGAGCATAAAATTCCACCGACCTTCTCACAAAAGGTTTGAAATCTTTGTCCGGACAATTAATGATATTGACCTGCATTTTTGCTCCAGTGACTACTGGTATTTAGGTACTCAAAGATTTCACATTATGAAATTAAACTTGAGTTACTTGGACTCCGGCTTTTCGTAAGAATTGTAGTCCGTCATCAGAACGGTAACTATTCCGATAAAACACGCTATTAATACCAGACTGGTAAACCAACTTGGCACAGTCCAGACAAGGAGCATGAGTAACAAAAAGTGTAGCATCCATACCGCTTTCAGTCGATTTCGCCAACTTAGCAATTGCATTTGTTTCAGCATGTAATACCTCAGGTTTGGTTTTCAATGTATATGTTACGTTTTCTTCTTCTTTGTTCTCTGCAATCCAAGGACTAATTGGATATTCATCTTCACAATTGTTATCCCAACCGGATGGCATTCCATTGTAGCCGATAGAAATAATGCGATCATCTTTTACGACAATCGCACCAACGTGAAGTCTACGTGCTGAGGATAGTTCTGCGAACACCTCAGCCGTTTTCATATATGCATCAATAAATTTTTGTTTCATTCCATTAATACATAATCACTTTTGGAAACACCACATTCTGGACAATTAACTTCGTCTGGAAGACTTAGCCAATCAGCTTCAGATAATTGGTGACCACAAACTACACAAACGTAAATTCTTTCTGGCATTATAGTTTCTCCAATACTTGTTGATATGCTTCTGCATGGCGTTTTTCTACTTTAGCAAGTGCGGCAAAACGTTTCTCTGCCAATGCTAAAACCTTTTTGAATTGTTCCGCATGTTCTTGGCTTTCTTGAATTTGGAGATTTGCTTCCTTAGCGGCTTCTAATTCACCTTCTCTGGTAGCAATTGCAAGAAACTGTGGATACATTTCAGTGAATTCATATGTTTCACCTTCAATAGCAAGGTTCAAACATTCTTTAGTTGTTGGTTTACCAACCAATAATTCTAAATGACCCCATGCATGTTTGATTTCTTGGTCAGCAGTTTCTTCAAAGTGTTTAGCAACATCTTCAAAACCTTCTGCTCTGGCAAGTTTAGCAAAGTAGCGATACTTGATGTGAGCCATCGATTCGCCAGCCAATGCTTTTTCTAAATTAGCTAGTGTTACAGATTTGTGTTCTCTCATTTTATTCCTTCAAAATGTATTAATGATAAAAATATATATGATAGTATATCACATTTTAGTTGGAAAAACTAATTGATAATTCCTATCTTGTTGATAGCTTTTTGGTCCGGCGACCAGGAATCGAACCTGGATTGATTGCTTAGAAGGCAACTGTATTATCCATTATACTACCGCCAGTTTTTATACTTCGAAATACTTTAATTCAAATGTGTCGGCACATTCTTCATAACCATCATAACCACGTGGATTACAAACAATGCGAGTCGAACCAATCATGTAATCAAATGCATCATGTGTATGTCCATGTGTCCAGTATTTGATTTGTGGATGATCCAAAATAAACTCAGACAAGTCTGAAGAATATGCACCGTTCACCATTGTATCATTTTGATACTTAGGCTTAGTTGATAACTTAGATGGAGCATGATGACCAACAACGACAAACTTTTCATTTGGTAGATTAGTAACAACTTCATCAATCAATTTCAACATTGCTTTGTGTTCAATCACAGACTGTTCAGGTGTGAACTTGCCGTGTCTTGTATGAAATTCATTAATTCGAGCCTCTTTATAATTTGTTGAACCATCTTCATTCAAACCATAAACGGGCACTTTGTAATGAACCTGTGTATCACTATTTTCAATAATACGATAATCATTCATGTAACCTTTGATGCTATACAAAGTATGTGGGTCTTCTTTGTTCATGTCTGTCCAAAGAGTACCACAGATAAAGATTACATCATTAAAAGAAACAAATTCTTTTTCCATTACATGAACATTAGATAATTCAGATAATGCATCACGGAGTTGTAGATAAGACTTTGCAAAATCACCATGATAATGTTCGTGATTACCCATAACATAAATGACATTATCAAATTGCTCAGAACAATGCTCAAAGAATTTCATCCACTTTTCACTTCGTTCATAATCTTTGAACGCCAAATCTTTAGCAATACAAATATCACCAGACAGAATCAACACATCAGCACCTTCGGTGTTGTTGAGTTCAATGTCACCAAATTCTAGGTGAATGTCGGATGCAAGAGCAAATTTCATTTTAATCTTCTTTAGTTTTAATAGAGAGCATACAAAGGACCGCTAAAAGGAACCACCAACCAGACCAATCATAAAATTGGACTAGACAAGCAGTACCAGAAAGTATTGCTAGATTATAACACAAAACCATTGCAATGTCAAGGCTACTTTTATTCACAGTTATCCTTTAACTTTTTCCAAGGAATCTTTCCGCATGTAGTGTAGTTGTTGTGTCAGAGATGGTGTTGGTGGAAATTTAGTCACAGGAATAAAATCCACACCATCAATCTGTTTCAAATCCCAATGCGAAAAGGTATAATACACCTCTGTTGGAGAGAGGCGATTACGCATTTTAATATATTTTTCAGTTACAGGTTTCATGGTTTAATCAACATAAACAAAAAACAAATAGCCAGCACAGTAAAGGTTGGCAATCGTCCGAATAGTGCTCCTAAAAAAGCACCAATAGCAAAAATACTTGTAGGGGTTAAAAGAAGTTCCATGTTAGAATCCAAGTTATTTACAAGGATTCTAACAAACTTTACAGGTTATGGCAATAGGTCTGTTGTTTTCCTGCTACCAATCTCAATCTTACGTGGTTTCTTTTCTTCCGGAATAATGTTTTCCAGATTGATAACCAATAAGCCATCAACGATATCAGCATCTCTTACGACAACCGTATCAGAAAGCACAAACTTGTGGGAAAAATCCCTTGTACCAATTCCACGGTGTAGATACTTATCGGATGTTCTGGCAGTTTTAGAAGCGCCATTTACGTATAGTTTTCCACCCTCTGAAGTGATTTCAATCTCATCACGTTTGAAACCCGAAACAGCAATTTCAATTGTGTAAGTTTCATTATCTTCTTTGATAATGTTGTAAGGTGGATAAGTTTGAATTTTAGTACCTTGTCCAAGAAGATTATCGAATTCTTCAAAAGTACTAAGAAGCCGGTCGAAGCCGACAGTTGAAGGTAACAAAGATTTGCCGTATGGCAATGATAGATGTGTCATAGTTTTCTCCTAAAAGCGAGTTGATTAAAAGTGATACCCCGAAGGCATATCAGCTGGTTACTTTATCCAGCGCCTACTGACGAGAG